GTCCTATGTGTGAGCAGAGAGAGTATCGGGAAGTCCGTGATTCCAGAGGACGCTTTGTAGAATACTACTATGAGACTGTCCTGGTTCCATGCCGTAGAAAATATAGGGACCATCACTGACCCCCCCCCTAACCTAAATTGACCCTAGAATACCAAAATGGCAGGAAAAATTTCCCGCCAAAAAATTGGTTTCTGGGGTTTTTTAGTATCCAGTAGACCCACCAGTAGACCCACCAGTACTTGTAGTGTTACTGTTGATGCTTACGGAAGTTGAAGTGCCAGATGTTGATGATGTGGAGGTAGTTGCACTTGAAGCACTCAATGAAGCAACCGTAGGACCATAGTCAAACGATGTAACTGCCTGCCCAATAGCACTTGCCCTCCTGTCGGTCTTGTAACTTCTCTCGTTAAAGTATTTGCTAGTGGTAGAGTTTGGAGACTTCTTATTGCCTTGAAGATCGATCTCTGGATGTGGTAAGTATTGTACGATATCTCTAAACTTCTCTACAATAATGTCTACGATACCAGGAGAGGGTAATGAGATGATTCTTTTCTTCTCATTTAGATTGGTTTCATACTCTGCATTGGTTATTGGATAGATCGAATCTTGCTTACTTCTGATAGATCCATCAGGCATAGTAACTCTATAGGATTCATTGACTTCGATACCTTCATCAACTAATAGAGTGCCATCTGATAATTCTATTTTGTTTGTTTCCCAATGGTGAATCTCATCTGGATTATCGTATTTGCTAATGATGTATTGATTTAGATCACTTGTACTCTTTGGCCATTGGGTATATGGATCTGTAATGTTATTGGTTATAAGGACTAACCAATCTAACTCTGGTTGACCATACATGATATTTGCAACCATATCAGGACGCATGTCATCAGTTAGATAGAAACTTTCAAAAGCAGTAATATACTTTTCAAGTTTTGCATCTAAGTAAACACGTCGAAAGATATTCTTGGTTAATCTATAACCAAACTTTCCGTTTGCTTCTTCTACGCCAACGTATACATTAGGGAAGTATGTGAAATAGTTTGACATTAGTAACCTATTGCGATATCTGATTGAGTTAGAATCTTAGTCTCGGCAAAGTCAATGCTAATTTCAACAGCAGGGACAAAGATTTGTGCTGTGCTACCAGTTGTTGCTGATAGATTTAAGATTGCATCCTTGAAGGATACATACTGACCATCTGGTGTGTAGTTTACGCTAATGTTTGTGCAAACACAGGGTTGGAATTTGTAGTGTGGTAACTTAGAAATCGTATCCGAATCAGTATCTAGTCTGACAAACTCTAGAAGGAATCTATCGGGCACTTCTAAGTATGCACCTGTAGAAGTGAAACTAGATAGCGTAGCAGATGATGCTGAGGCTGTAGAAGTACCTAGAGCAGCATCAGTAGCAGCAAGTAAATTTGTTATGCTAGACATATCTGCATTGCCATACTTGGGCATTGCACCCATCTTCAAATAGAAGATGATATTCAAAATCTCTTGCGCTTCTCTTTGGTTGTGAGCAAACATTTTAAAACTGAATGAATGCTGACGGAAACTAACACCATTAAATACTTGCTCGGTAAATGGATTCATGATCCTACCTGAGGTTAGTGCCTGAAGAGCAGTAGGATCACCAGATCCAGCTGTTAGACCAGCACTTCCTGCGAGAGCATTAATAGCAGATGCTCCCTTCTTATATGCAAACTCTGGAAGAGCGGCAGCAGCTGCTGCTTCCAACTGTTTTTTAATGTTTTCGGCATTGATTGCTCTACCCTGAGTAGCACCACCAACTTGTCCAACTAATTGAGCACCCAACACACCAGCAGCACCCATATCAACTGTGCTAAAGTTTGCGTTGTATGCAGTAGACAGTTGTTGAGGGATATTGAGGTAGATTACTTGATCATTGAGATCTCTTGCTACTTGGTTACTTGGTAAGTTTTCTCCACCATAACCGCTCTCAGTACCATAATTAATTCTAAACCTTTGTATTTTAAGGTAGTCAATTCTACCTGTAGGTGCATCGGCACTTTCCAAATAGTTACCTGAAACTGGGGCTCTGTATGGATATCTCAGTGCCGTTGATGCCATGTGCCTAAATACTATTACAGTACTATACAATGTTATTTATGAGGTATCAAGGACGTTACACTCCCAACTTCCCTCGTAAGTACAAAGGTGATCCCAAAAATATAATTTATAGATCATCGTGGGAATATAAATTCATGAAGTGGTGTGACATCACACCTTCTGTTGAGGAGTGGGGCAGTGAAGAAATCATCATCCCATATATCTCTCCTGTCGATGGTAAAAGACATAGATACTTTCCAGACTTTTATGTAAAGATAGGAAACAAAAAGTATCTAGTTGAGGTGAAACCACTAAGGCAAACAAAAGAGCCTAAGGCACAACAAAGAGTGACTAAAAAATATATTAATGAGGTTGTTACTTGGAGTGTCAATCAAGCAAAGTGGAAAGCAGCAGAAGAATTCTGTAAAGATCATAATTGGGAGTTTATGCTCATCACCGAAAAGGAATTAAAGATCTAACATGGAACTTAGTACAAGAAGAGTAGGAGCTCCCAGGACAAGACTATCTGAGTTTTCGTCTTGGTTTAAGGGCAATGATAACCACCCCAGTTATGCTAACAGGTGGTCGGTACAATTTACGACTCCTCGGATCCTAAGACCTGGGACATATCTTCCTACCAATAGATTTGATTTGGGTGAGTATAACAATAGAAACTTATTGAATTTCTATGCTGACAATGTGCAACTTCCCAGTAAGCAGGTAACTACTGGTAGTTACACTGCAGTTGGATCGACATATAACTACGCTACATCATCCACCTTCAGTCAAATTAGCATGGACTTTATTGTCCCTAGAAATCAAAAGACTAGGACGCTATTTGAAAGATGGATTAGTGTTATGTCTAGTGATGCTAACCAGTATACAGACTACTATGATAATTATGTTTGTCCCAACCTATACATCTTTAAGTGGGAGAGAGGTGGGGGACCAGAGTTTGAGATTCCCGATTCATTTAGGGCAATCTTAGAGGCTCTGGGTATTAATGAGGATGATGTTACTAAATTCAAAGACGATCAATTAGTTGGTATCTACGACATCCGTAACGCATTCCCATACAACATTGGATCTTCTCAACTGACTAATGCTCAGGCGTCACTACAGACTCTGAATGTCAGTTTCTATTATGAGAGATATAGATTCTATGGTCCTAGCAATGTTGACGACAGAGGATACCAAAGAACCTTTGCTGGATCTGAAAGTGCTACTGCTAATATCTCAATAGATCAGCCTCAGGCTTCAACCTAAGGCATAAATAAAAATACTGAGTTGAAATTTCTATGGCATTACCTAAGTTAAATGTACCCCAATATAATACTAAACTACCATCTACAGGTGCAAGAGTAAAATTCAGACCTTTCCTGGTTAAAGAGGAGAAACTTCTCTTCCTCGCTATGGAAAGCGGTGAGCAACAAGACATGATCGATACAATCAAACAAATCATCGAGTCTTGTACTGATGTTAAAGGTGTAGATAAGTTATCTACATTTGATATTGAATACCTCTTCCTTCAGATTAGGACAAGATCGGTGGGTGAAAATGTTGAGGTTACTGTTACATGTCCTGATGACAATGAAACAACTGTGAAGGCATCTATTCCTCTAGATGCTATTGATATTAAGAAGGATCCTAAACATAAGAGAGAAATCAAACTTGATGATGAAACTATTCTGACCATGGGATATCCCAGTCTGGATATGTTTGTGAAAATGAATTTCACTGATGAGAATATGATTGATCAGGTCTTTGACCTTGCATCATCTTGTGCAGAAACTATCACAGATACTAATCAAGTGTATTCGTGTAAGGATGCTTCTAAGGATGAGTTGAAAGAATTCTTTGAAGGTATGAATTCAAAACAGTTTGCTATGATTCAAGAGTTTTTTGATACCATGCCCAAACTTAGTTATGAATTGAAAGTGGTCAATCCAAATACACAAAAAGAAAACACGATTCTTCTTGAAGGTCTTGCTGCTTTTTTCGGATAGCCCTTCTACATAATAATCTTCGGAATTATTATGAATCTAACTTTGCTCTGATGCACCACCACAAATGGCCAATGGATTACATTGAAAATCTAATGCCATGGGAGAAGGAGATTTATGTTAACCTTCTCATTCGTTATCTAAAAGAAGAAGAACGACGTTACAAGGAGCAACAGAATCGCTAATGGCTAAGATACAAGCATATAAGTTTGTTAGTACGGGAGTAGCAGATGCATCTCGCTTTGCTTCCGTACGTGCCGCTGCTGCTCCTATCACTGCCATCAATAATATCGGCAAAACTGTAGAAGGGATTGGCAATGTCATTGGCGATCTTAATTCGATTGCTAAAGGTACTCTAGCTGCTCAAGCAAAACAGAATGAGCAAGCGAGAAAAAGATTAAGACAAGAGAGAGATAGGGCTGCAGAAGCGAGACAGGAAGCAGCAACGAGTAAGTTAAAAACTAGGAAGCGTAACAAAGATAAGGACGAGGAGAAGGTAGCAAAACCAAGTTTCCTCGATAAACTTAAGGATACTATCTTACAATTCCTCAATCCATTTACATCTTGGTTTAAGTTACTAGCGTCACTAGTCATTGCTAAGGGTGTGTTTGATCTCCTTACTGATGAGGAGAAGAGAAAGAAATTTTTAGAAACATTTGAGAAGGCAAAGTGTGTCTTCGGTAAGATCTTTAATTTCATTAAAGGATCTATAGAAAAAGTATGGAGTGGTTGGCAGAAGTTAACTGGTAATGAAAGTGGTTTTCTAGATCGTCTTGGTGGTCTAGGTGAGCTGCTGCTAGGACTAACAGGTCTGTGGATTGCATTCAATCCTCTTAAGGCATTGAGGGGTCTCTTTAATCTTGTCATGGCGGGTGTTGATGCACTCTTCAACAAAACGCCAAAACCAAAAGTTACCGATCCAGATGCAAAACCAAAGGTAACACCTACAGATACTCCTGATGCTCCTCCTGCCAAGCAAAAGAATTGGTTGCAGCAAAAAGCAGACGATGCACTTGCATTCTTAGACAAGAAAGCAAAGCAAGCTTGGGGACTGACATCTGACTGGGCAATTAAAGCATACAAGGCACTTCCTGAAGGAGTTAGAAAGAAGTGGGAAGCAATTGCTCAACTTGGTAAGAAACTTGCAAAGCGAGGTGCCGAGTATGGGACTAAGTTTGCTAATAAGGTAGGAGATGCCAAAAAGTTTGTTACTGAAGGAATTTCTAGTTTAGGTACAAAGTTTAAGGACTTTGCTTTACAGAAAATACTTGCTCCAATCAAAACTTTATTTGAGCCATTAGTATCTAAGATTAAAGGCATTGGTAGTAAAATTACTGATGCCTTGATGGGGTCCCCTGTTGGCAAACAGATCGGAGAAGCATTGAAGAAGAAAGGTATCAACGGCATTGCTGATGCTGGAAACATTCTTAAGAAGGTTGGTGGTGCTGCTCTACCTGTTATTGGTGGCGTAGTTAATATGCTATTTGCTTATGATCGATTTGCAAATGGCGATCCTTTCGGTGGACTTTTAGAAGCATTATCTGCTGGTTTTGATTTGTCTGGTCTTGCTGGATTTGTCCCTGGTCCTGGCATCTCAATGGGCATTGATGCGTACATGTTTGCTAGAGATTTAGTGCCTGGCATTCAGCAGTATGAAGAGAAGATTATCGATGGCATTCCTGGTGCCAAAGAGATTGGCAATAAGATGAAAGAGATTGGTAAGAAGTTACCAAAACTAGGCGACTTGGTGATGCCAAAGGCACAGGAGAAAGCAGCAGGCGGTATTATTGCTGGTGCTAAATCCATCATTGGATTGGGTAAGGGCACTGGTGATATGTGTGCCAATACAACCAGAGCAGCATTGAGAGCAGCAGGTCACCCCGCTGCAGCCAAACGTACTCAGATTGGTGACCTAGACACTCCCAAAGGCACCAAATATAATGGACCCGACTTTGCAGCATCTTTTGCTGGAACTGATATGGGTAAGGTTATTACCAATAGATCAGAGATGCAAGCAGGAGACCTACTCCTGTGGAGAGCAGACAGAGATATCAATCCAGCAAAAGGTATCTTGAAAGGTGCTGTTACACACGTTGGTATTGCTGCTGATAAAGGTGCTAAGCATCAATATGATCACAACAGAAGTAGGGGTTTCCATTACAGACCTTTCTGGGATTCTTATGGCGGCACTAGTTGGTTTGCTGGTGTTAGACTAGGTGGATCTGGGGGCACACTTCCCCCCTCTGCAGGCAATGAAGGATCTGATGATGGTGCCAATAGCACAGGTACATCTGGTGGTACTTCTGTGCAGTCTCAATCACTCAAAGATCCGAGAGAAGCATTTGCAGATTTTGCTTCCAAACTGACTGGTGTTGATGTAAGTAAAGCATTCCAGACAGAAGAGAAGGCAGCAGCATCAACACTGACCCCATCATATTCCGACACGGCAACTCTTGGAAAGTATGATTTCTCTCAGCAGTTTGCTATGGATCAGCAAGATCAATTCATACCATTCCCAATCGTATTTGATAAGGCAACACCAGTCTTTATAACACAACCAATAAATATTGATACAAAGATTGTTTATGGCAGCAAGTCTTCCTTCTTAGATAAGTAATGGCAACTGTAAAGAAAAACTCTAAAATAGATCTCTACAAGTTTGTTGCTGCTCCGAAACCAAGAGCATCATCAGGTGGAGGTAAGGAGGCATCTAAAGAAGTTGCCATGATCCAAGTCTTTCAGGTGCAGACTAAAGCAATCAACAACCTTGGTGCTAGTCTAAACTCTATTGCTAAGTCATTCACTCAGTTTAGAGAAACTCAATACGCAATCTTTAAAAACATTGAGGCACAAACAAAGTCTGGATTCAATCCAGTCTTCAACTTACCTACTGCTCCTCAAGGTGGTGGTGCTGAACCAAAAGAACAGAAGAGACTTGTACCTCCTAGTTGGTTAGAGTCTATCTTTGATCTTATTAAGGGCGTCATTATGGGAGTCTTAGCAGCAGGTGCTGTTAAGTGGTTAAGTAATAAAGAGAATAGAGAAAAGACTAAGGAAGCATTAACAAAACTTTTCGATATTCTTGGTAAGATCACAGACTTCTTTGGCACTGTTGCATACCATGCTATTGATGGACTGTGGCAACTTCTTTGTAATGAAGATGCAAGTTGGTTAGATAAGTTTGGTGGATTTGTCAAAGGATTTGTTGCACTGGGCACGGGTCTCTTGGCAATCCGATGGTTAAAAAATCCCATGAAGATCCTTAAGGACTTCAAGGGTGCTTTTAATGGACTTAGCAAATCATTATTTGATGCTGGCAAGTCACTTAAAGGTAGACTTGTTAAAGGTGGATTGCTTGCGGCAGGTATTGCTGCAGCTGCATGGGCAGCAAACGAGATGTTTGGCGATAAAGGTGGTGATAAAGAACCTGAATTCAAAAAGGGAGGTAGATTACCTCAACGTGCTAGAGGTGGATTTATTCGGGGTCCTCAGTCTGGTTATCCTGTATCTCTAGATGGTGGTAGATCTACAGCATTCATTGGTCATGGTACAGAATACGTTGCACAGAAAGCAAACGGTGGTTTTGTAATCCCCATCGATACTCCAGCAACTAGGAATAATCCTGGTCTTATGGGCAGGAGAGTGGGCGAAGCAGGTCGCATGGGATATGATCTCGGCGGGATGTTTGATAAACTTCCTGGATATGCTAAGGGTGGCAGTGTTAAACCAACCAACAATACAAACTTAGAAAAAGAAACTCAGAAAGGCACTAACACTGGATTGTCAGGTGGTGGTGAGTCTGCTGTTATTGCTGCTGGTAAAGCAATCCTTAAGAAAGGATTTACAGTTGCTGAGCACCCTAACTTTAAGAAGAATAGTCATAGCGGTAAAGGTGCTAATACTGGAAAGGGATTTGTAAAGGAAGGTGGACAAAGAGTTGGTGGTCACTCCAGAGGATCTGCTCACTATAAGAATCTTGCGATTGATGTTACTGACTGGAGAGGTGGAGACTGGAAAGGAAGGACTGTACAATTAGCAGAGCAAATATATAAAAACAGGAAGAAGTTAAAGGCAACACAAATTATCCATGACCCCTGGGGATCATGGTTTGCAGGTCAGTCTAACAAAGGTGGTGCCATCGGTGGTCACCCAACACACTTACACCTTGCGTTTGCTAAAGGTAACGGTGATTCCACTGCAGGATTGACAAGTGGCACAAAAACTGGTGGCGGTGGTAACTATAGTATTAAACTAGCAAAGTTGCTAGCAAACTATGAAGGTATCCGAGAGAATGCCTATAAGGATGCTATCCATGGATGGAAAGTACCTACAATTGGTATTGGTGCCACATACTATCCAAAGGGATTCCGTCTTTCTGGAAAAGTTAAGAAGGGAGATAAGATTACTAAAGAAGAAGCATATTGGATTAAGTCTAAACATATTGATGAGCACAGACAAAGACTTTATAAAGAAGTAGGTAAAGCAGAGTATCAAAAACTTCCCGACAATGTAAAGGCACCGTTAGAATCTAAGGTATTCAACTACGGTAGTCTTGGTAGCACTCTGGTCAACCTAATCAAAGATGCAAACAAAAGTAAAGACTATAGCAAGATTGCTGCATACTTTAAAAATACACTAGCTAAACACGACAACCGTGTTAATGACTGGAGAAGAACTGATGAAGCAGGCATCATCGAAACTGGAAAGAGTAAGCGAGTAGGAATTGCATTTACTGGTGAAGGATCTGGAGACTCTGGTGATGATATTGATTCTGAAACTGGTGATGACCTGAATGTCGATGGAGAAGAGACACAAACTGCTCAGGAACTTAAGGACCCAAGAGATGCATTTGCAGGTTTTGCTAAGAGTTTACTTGGGGATAAGTATACTGAGGATATGAATCCCTTCAAAGCAACTGAAGGTGCTGCAACTGCAACTAGTACAGATACACCATCTGCTCCTTCCCCTGGCGATGGTAGGGAGAAGGCAACTCCTGGTCAACCTTCTGGTGCTACATCCAGCAGTCCTACTGCAGCGAATCTAACCTCACCTCCTGGTGCTCTGGCTGCTGGTCAGAGACCCGACAAGTCCCTCTCTGCCTCTCAGTGGAGGACTCAGCAGGCAGCAAGGTCTGAGGCGTCTGCACAGGGTCTGACGGGCGCTGCAAGGGATAGATATATTGCTGGCAGGGTGATGGGTCAAATCCCACCTCCTGCTGGTGCTCTTGCTGGTGCTCCTGGATCCTCTTCTATCATGACAAATGCAACCACTGCATCTGTTAATGCAAAAAGTGATAGACTAACTACTGCTCGCCAAGCAGTAGCAGCAGTTGCTCAACTGACAGAAGTACAGAATGCTGAGACTCAACAGGTCGCAGCACAAGCACAACAGCAAGCAACAAAGGTTGCTCAGCAAGCTAAACCTAAGGAGCAATTTATACCAACTGGCGGCGGCGATACTAAAAAATCGTTGATTGCACAACTCAACCCTGCGGGTAATATCCTAAGACAATTCTAATACCATGGCAATTAACAGAACTAATACAACTGACTCTAAGATCACTGTAAAGATCTATAAGAATGGTAGTGTCTGGGAAAACTCTGACGGTGTGTCAGATCTTGGTGAGTTTGTTATGGCATTCACTGTTGAAGAAGCAATTGATAGTCCCACTATTGTTGGTGAGTTGATTCTGCAGGACGCTGCTGGTCTCGCTAATAGATTGACTGGATCTGAAAGGTGGCAAATCACTCTTGACACTGGTACTAAATCTACAAATGAATCTTCTCAAAGCACTTATAATTTAAGAGCATATAACATCGAATCTAGAGCACGTCAAGGATCTGCTGAAGGATATATCATTCAATTGGTATCTTATGAGTTTTTGATTAATGAATCCTTATCTCTCTTTGGTTCTTCTGAAGTTATCTTTACTGGTGGGCAGAAGTCTAATCAGATTGTAGAAAACATCTTGCGTGGCAATGCAACTGGTGGTGCCATGACTCAGAAAAGATTGTTTGCAGAGAAAACCCAGAATGATCAAAAGTTTGTTGCTTGTAACTGGAGACCTTTTGATACAATCTATTTCTTAGCAAACAGATCTATCAGACAATCATCTGCAGGATCTCAATCCCAGAATGGATTTATCTTCTGGGAAAATATAATGGGATATCACTTTAAATCTATTGACCAGATTATTGCTGATATCAATGCACAGGGGACCAATGACAGTAATCCTGCAAATGGTACTGCAAGGATGTATACTTATTCATACCAGCCTAAGAAGGCAGGTGATGAAGATTCTGACTCATATCGTATTGATTCGATCACCTATCCAGAAGATAGAAACTTCCTTCAGATTATGAGAAATGGATCTTATGCTGGATTTTCCACAGCATTTGATCCTAGTAAGTTTAGTAACTCAAAGTTGTCTGTAGAGAATAAGCAAAGTCAAACACCACAGGTATATGACATTGAAGAATTCTGGAATAGCATGGAGCACCTTGACAATGTGCAGTGTCCTGTGTCAACATACGATGATGATGTGAAGCAGATTGTGAAATCTAAGAGAAGAATCAGGTACACTCCACTTCCTAATAGATTGTTTGATCCTAAAGGACAATCAAGCGCCCAATCTGCTAACACTCAGAATCTGGATGAGTTACCTTTCCTAGATGCTTATAAACATTTAAGAGTTAACTCTTTCAAATCGACTAGACTGATCATCAACATCCCTGGAAACTTAGATCTTTATGCTGGGTATGGAATTACAGTCAACATTCCTAACACAAAGGCATCTGGGTCTACAGTAACTAAAGATCTTAGATACAGCGGTAAGTATTGCATCGCTGGTGTCAAACATAGATACACAGACAGCGTGTTATTTACTGAGTTGTTACTGTACAAGGATGGTGTTAAAACTTCTTGATAAATAGTATCATAGGAATACAAAGCAATGGAAAACATCGACGCACACATCAAATTAGACAGACAAATCCTTGATGACCCTCAGACATCGCCTCAGGCAAGAAGGCATACTGAGGAAGAGCTCTCTGCATTAGAGCAATACAAGGAAAATCATCCTGGGGATACACATGATCCCACATCGCTAGAACTTTATTGTGATTCCAATCCTGAAGCACCAGAATGTTTAGTTTATGACGACTGATTTTGATCATTACCTTTTAGGTCTTTATAATAACAAAAAGCAAGCACAATCATCTCCAACTCTTTTCCCTCAAGTGTTTATCTTGTGGGAAAAGACGGAAGATGGTTTTTATCACTCAAAACAGTGGTATAGATCCGAAGGACCAGACAAACCTTATCGAGAAGGGTATCATAAACTGGTAGAGGTCTCTGATACAGAGATCATCATGGAAAACTATACTAAGGACTTTACAAGACGATCCCAATGTGATATGATATTCACATACAACGGGAGCGGATGGGATGGCAAATTAATTGGCGATGAATGTATTGTACGTGGCAATGCAAGAGTCATTGCTGAAATACATCTAGATAAAGAGGGTTTAAGAAGTCAAGATAAAGGTTTAGATCCTGATGGTAACCTAGTTTTTGGTGGAATCGGGATGTATCATTTCAAACGAGGGAGATTAGCGCAGCGGTAGCGCAGCTGCTTTACACGCAGTTGGTCGTTGGTTCGAATCCGACATTTCCCATAGACCCCCCCAACCTAAAACGACCTTTGATTTCCCATATCGCCTGAAAAAAATCGCGGCAAATTTTTGTCCTCTTAAGATTTTTTACGCAAGTATAAAAACAATCTTAAGATCACTTGAAATGTGTTGGATCTCAGATAATATAGTATGGTAAACGACCTAGAGAGCGAATGACCCTCCCAGCACACGGCAAAAAACTTTCTCAACAAGAAGCAGAAAGTATTGAAATTGCAATAGAGCAATCGGGTATCAGAGCAGTGCATCCTGACCGAATGGAAGCATTAGCAATGGAGTTGGTGGAGCGTCTTAGGAAACAAGAATAAATAAATCACAGTCCTTAATTTAAGTAAATGTTAGTTGATGGTATTGTAAATGAGCAAAATGCAAATTTTGCAGGAAAGGACGGATTCTTCTGGTGGGTTGGTGAAGTAGAAGACCACGAAGACCCACTAGAATTAGGGCGTGTAAAAGCAAGAATCCTGAATTACTATACCAATCCAAACGGTGAATCTGCTCAAAAGTTGCCTACGGAAAATCTTCCCTGGGCAACTGTTTTGCAAGGTACTGATCAAGCAGGTAATGATGGTCAGGGGGAATCTTCTGGTCAGTTACAACCTGGCGCTATCGTCATGGGTTTCTTCATGGATGGCGAATCTGCACAAATGCCCGTTGTAATGGGTGTTTTGCGTATGGAGAAAAACCAGACTGGTACTGAAAACGAATATACCATGACTGGTGAGACAATCCCTAAGGGATTGGGTGCAAATGCATCAAATCTACCCGCAGGTGAGGCAAATACTACATCAGGCAAAAAAGCACCTGGAGGCACTGGTAATAATAGTGTCCCCATCTCTGGAGGAACGCAAACATCACCATCGGCAAATAGCAACTCACCTAACAACGTTGGTAATGCTAGTGGTGTATCAGGATCTTCTACAAATACCCAAAAACCGACTGCACCATCGGCGCCAATTCCTGCTGCACAAGGTACAGGTGGTCCCTGGAAGATGTTGTCGCAATCTCTTACCTATTTGGTGGAAGACTTAATTGCCAGTGCTAGCAATCTTGTTAGTGGCGGTGGAGAAGGCAATTTTGTCGATGTTGTCAATGGAAAAGTAGTTAGTGCTAGAGAATTGCTGGCAAAGGTGAAAAACTTCCTGAGTGCAGTATTTGCACAGGTTGTTTCTGCTATGCGTCAAGCATTGAGTGACCTTTTGGAGCCTTTGGAGTCTAGTGCAGCAGCAATTACAACACAGTTGGGTCTTCCTGGCGGCACAATGGCAGCAATTCAAGGTTTGATCACTTCAGTTCTTGCTCTAATTTGTGATTTGGACGATAATATCAAATCTTTCATTCAGGCTCCTATTGCTACTATCACTAACATTGTTGAGGGAATTGTTAATGGTGCTCTTAGTAAGGCAGAGGCAGCAGTACAGGGCGTTGATGCACTGATTGAAGGTATCATTTGTGGTGTTGATGGTCTCCTTTCTACGATTCAGGGTGTTTTAAGTGCAGTCCAAGGAATCATTTCGGGTGTAGGACAAGCAAATGAGCTTCTGAAGACTTTCAAGGAAGGTAGGAAAGTATTTGATGATGCTCAGAATATCACAAAGAATGGTTTTAACTTTACTAATCTTATTAGTCTTCTGACTCTCCTATTTGACCTTTTGGGGTCATTCTTAAGTTGTGATAGGGAATCAACTGGTGGTGAAGATGATGTTGGTTGGTATCCTTTCTTCGGTACTACTGGTTGTAGTCCTGCTGCTCTTGCTGCTACACCTGCTGGTCCTGAATATGGACAATGCGGCGGTGGCGGTGGAGCGAGTGGATTCTTTGATTCATTCTTTGCTGAAGCAGATCCATACATTACTGCTGCTAAGACTTTTGTCAACGGTGCATATAACCTCCAACTTGGCACTCCTGGTAGACAAGCAACGATCACAAAGGAGGCATCTGGTCGCACCAAGATGTCTATCAAAGCAAATAACCAGGCACTTGCAGAGCATAAAGCAAGGCGAGAGATTAGAAGACAGAATCCTGCTTTAACTCCTAGTCAAGTAGAGAAACAAGTACAATCTTACGTACAAAGTCAAACTAACACTGGGAGTGGTAGTGAGACGCAGAAGGCGGATCAGGGCAATTTTGTTGCAGATCACGAGTCTTTCCCTGGAAACTATACTAGTGAGGTCCATGGTGATGACTGTAAGTTAGTTGATGGTGATCTTTGCCGCACTATTAATGGTGATTATCGCCTAAAGATTACAGGTGATTGTCACATTGAAGTTGGTGGTGGTTACTTCTTGAATGCTCAGGGTGCTCCTAAGCAAGTTGATAATAAGGGTCAAGATAAGGCTAAGAATGATAAGGTCCAGAAGCACAGTATGACTTTTGGGTCTGACCTTGACATCATGGTCACTGGCGCAAACATGAAAGTTAATGCCATTGAGGTGGAGCTTGGTTGTAGAGAATTGAAGAGTGCTGGATCTACATGGAGTGATGCATTCAAATCTAAAACATTCTCTGGTGGTGATTTCTTCATTAACACTGGTAACCTTACTTGCAATAACGTTACTCAGGTACACAACGTTGGCACACTTTCTCCATCACCTTTGGCATCGGTAACATATGCTGTGGGTGGTCCATTTACAGTGGTTTGCACTCCTGGCACTGTGCCAACACCTCCCATCACATTTACAACTCCTGGTCCATTCCTAGTGACTTGTGCAGCAGGTGGAGCAACATTTACCGTTGCTGCTGGTGCATTTGTTGCTGCAGTTGCAGCAGGTGCTATCTCTCTTGATGCTGGTGCAGCAGTTTCCATTAAAGCAGGCGCAGCAGTTTCTATCGCTGCCGCTGCAGCATGTGATATTAAGGCAGCAATTATCAATCTCAACTAACGGTTGACACTGGTGCCTATATACCTTATAATATGAAGGTAAGCGACGGCAACAATGATTGGACCGATTGGAGTTACTGAAAAACAAGCAGAAGAATACCTAGAATTCATGCTTGATTTGACTGAAAACCAACGTGTTTGTTGGAAGATTACCCGCCCTGACGGAAAATCTGTTATGATGGTACCTGTTAACGAAATTCCACCTGTATCTAATGAGATTCAGAAGCAAGTAGAGGATTTCAAACGTCAATACATGGAGGAAAATCTTGCGTCCTGAAACTCGTAAGTCAATGGAAATGTTGTTTAGTGCAAAGTGGAACTTGCCAAAAGCAGCACAACATGCTAATCTGACTAACAAGGAAATGAAAATCACCTTCAACGAGTATTGTGCTTTTCATCCTCCCACTTATGGGACGGTGGTGGAATCGGTAGACACACCAGACTTAAAATCTGTTGAGGGTTAACCTCGTGAGAGTTCAAGTCTCTCTCGTCCTATGCTTTCTAACTCATGACTTCATCAAAATATAAATTTGGTGGACTTGACACTAACTCAATCAATGTGTTAAGATTGCTCAGTGAGTTAGAAGGATCTTACCAACTCCTCAAATATATGGGATTTGAGGAAGACATGAATGCAATAGATAGTATCAAACAACGATACTATAAGTTGTATTTTAAACTTAATAAAGAAGAACGCCACTCTAGCTCAGCTGGATAGAGCAACGGTTTTGTAAACCGTAGGTCGTCGGTTCAAGTCCGACGAGTGGCTTTGATACTCGTTATGCAGATAGCATAGAAGGAGATCAACTTCTACTACGGGTGTCGTCCGTAGGGTCGTAAGGGAAGAGGGGTCCAAACTCTAGTCCCGACAGGGGTTCGGCTCTACCCCTTTAACAAAAGGGCCGCCAGGGGAATTAGCTCAGTTGGTAGAGAGCCTGCTTTGCAAGCAGGATGTCAGCGGTTCGAGTCCGCTATTCTCCATGGGTAGTTTGCGCTGGAAAGATAAACCAGAATGCCGCTACCCTTCATTCCTCTTTAGCTCAGCGGTACGAGCGAACGACTGTTAATCGTTTGGTCCCTGGTTCGATCCCAGGAAGGGGAGTCGGGGGAATACCTAAAGGTCTGTGAATAGAAACAGCGCCCCCAAACTAAAACTCTATAGATAGTTATGGAACACTTTAACGACAAACTCCAAGCAAAGATTGACGAATTTGTCAGCATTGCTAAGGGTGAAACATCGACACTTTCAGAGCAGCGTATGCAAATCTGTAAACCGTGTCAATTCTATAGTCGTTGGGGAAGATGCGCTCGTTGTGGGTGTGTACTTGCCATGAAAACAAGAGTTCCTAGCATGAAGTGTCCTATAGGAAAGTGGTAAAATGGGAATGTTTGACCGCATACATTGCTCTTATGATTTAGGTCCTAGTTTTTATAACAGGACATTGCAAACTAAAGGAATGGAATGTATGATGGCGGAATATTGGTTAGACCCTGTTGGCAATTTATGGGATATCGATTATACTGGCACACATGACTTTGTAGAGATTCCTGAGAATGAAATCAATAAAGATTTCCCTTGGAATTCTTTTAAAGCATTACCTAATGGTAATCATGGTAGAGTAAAACCATATTGTTTTACAGGCACCATTGAAGTCTATCCCGAAAAATGGGATTGCTATTATGCAGAATATCCACGTCAAACTATAACTTTTGTTTGGGGTCAGTTATGTACGAAGAGTTAAATTGTTTTGAAGAAGCACTAAAGCATTTTGGCACCAGAGTTGATGTAATCATCGCTATGGAAATGAGGAGATCGATTACCCCAGAGGAATCGTATCAACAGATTAAGGCAGAGTTGAAAGAACTCAAAAAATGTCGTAAACTATTCAACAGAGAAGGAGGTAGTTGCCCATGAGCACCAGAGAATTTACTGGAAAGACTGGAGATGTATGGACTTGGGAAGAAACGCCCGAGACTATTGAAGCACTCAAACGCCTTCATGATCATACTCGTAAGGCAAACGAATTGAAACTCAATCGCCCCAACAAACCCAATGCCTGATCTTATAAACGACTATTGGACTGCAAAACCTCCTATTGAGGGACGCCCTGACATTCAAGTACCAGATGACTATTGGGAGAAAGAGTATGCGAGGCAGCGCAAAGACCGTATGCAAGATTGTATCGACGATTACCTCCAAGATGAGAAAGTCGATGCACGACGAACGTATGAGGAGATTCTATCTTGTGTCGATGATGTAATCAACTATCACAAAAAACAGTATGACAAAGCAGTCGAACTCAAATCCCTCATGCTCGGACACAGAGAATGTGACCTCATTGCATGTGCAGATTCCTTCGCATCTGCAGAGTGAATGGGAATCATATCTTGCTGTGTGTGCATCTCTTGAAGTAGAGCCCAACGCAAAGCGATTTGTTAGGTACAATGAATTATACCCCTTATAAATAAACCTGTAGCCAATAGTGTGATTATTCGTGGGAACTAGAAAGATTTCTCAGTTAGAAACAATTTCGGATGCGAATCTGTCGGGAGAAGCAATTCTCCCTGTCGTCGTATCTGACCCTTTGATTCCTAACCGTAAAGCAAAGATCAATCAACTCTTCAAAGGAGTTGCCCAGGGCACTAAAGATGAGCCTGGACTTTGTTTCGACCTGGACCGCGACACTGGTTTATATCAAAATGCATATAACCAGTTAGGTGTTTCTTTTGGTGATGGCGGTTTCTACTATACTAGAATCGCAAACAGTAGCACATCGAGCTCTTTATACATTACTGCTGTCGATGATACTGCTGTCAATGCTGACCTAGTATTCTCACCTAAAGGTGCTGGATCTGTTAGAGTTATCGGTACATTGTTGATGTCCGATGGATCTTTTGTTTTGGAAGATGCTCAAGGTCCTAAAGCAAGATTTGAAGTTAGTAACGTTGGTACTGGCACAAACACCCGTATCATGACTCTACCTGCTATTACATCTGGTAATGGCACTATCTTGGTTGGTGATGATACTGAGCAAACCTTAAGAAATAAGACTATCCTCATCGATGAGGATAATTTTGTTTTGGTTGATGGTACTGAAGAGGCAATCTTCCAAATCAACTGGCCAATTACACAAGGTCAACGTAGATCTTATTTCTTACCTGATGCTGGTATTGCAGTTACTTCGCTAGAACCTACAGCGACTACATCGACACTTCTTGACACTAAAGCAGAGCAGACCGTCCTATCTAAAACGATGGTCGATCTCAAACTTGCTCGTAATGCTGACGTTGGCACTGAAGTTGCTCAATTTAATACTGACTCTCTCACTGCTGATAGGACACTAACTGTCCCTGATCTTTCTGGCACGCTTGCACTGACCGACGCTACTCAGGTCTTCCAAAACAAAACTATTGAAACTCTGATCCTTCAGGATCCTGTTAGCAACACTAAGAAGATCACATTTAGCGTTGCTAATCAAAACGTATTAACTAACTCGGTATTTGACTTCCCCGAAACGGGAACACTAAATAGTGGCACAGCCAATAACACTCTGGTAACGGAGTTGGCAACTCAGGACTTGAGCAATAAAACTCTCTTCAGTCCTACAATTAAAAATAGTGGGAATATTTCTGGACAGGTAATTCTATCTACAGATAATATCACTGGTCCTAGAACAATTAGATTCCCAGACGCAGATGCTACTCTGCTTTCTACTGAAAACGTTACTCTTGATGATGTTAACTTTGGTGCTGGTATCGGTGCCGCTTTCTTAACGGGGACAACCCGACTCCAACAATTCTTCTACGCAGGATTCTAATTAACAATGGCAGACCAAGGCATTCTCGCACAATCAAAACCAACTGGTGCTACCAATACGGTCCTCTACTCTGCACCGATTGACGCATCTGCAAGCACAGTACTTACTATTGCAAACGATGGCACTGGTAGTGCTTATGATGTTGCAGTAAAAGATTACGATCAGAAATTAACGCTTGACGCATCAACCTACAAATTGCATGAGGGCGATCGTATTAGCGCATACCGAGTACAAGTTGACCAAACTATTACTCTTGCTGCTGGTTTCACTGGCGGTCAACTAATTACCACCGATGATGGTGAAAAGAATTTTAGATTTGAGACATTCTACAAACCTCAATTCACAATTATCAATGTCATCAATGTTGCGATTAGAGCACTAACCTTAGAGTCCGTAACTGGCACCCTTGCTATTGGTGATACTATTGAAAAGGGTATCGCTCCAGATAATACAACCGCAACCGTATACGCAGTTAGCCAAGGATCTGGAGCTACACTTGTTTACGTTGGTCCTTCAACTATTAATGGTGCTGGCACAGAGTTTGTTGCTGGCGATTCAATTTCCACTGCTACTGCTTCTGGCACTATTTCTACTGGTGGTGTAGGTACTGCTGCTAATGAGTTTGCTTTCTCTGTTGATGGAGGCACAACTTATGACCTTTATCTTGGATCTACCTTTACTATTTTCAAGGACCGTAGTTATCGTTTTGATGTATCTGACTCATCGATGAGTGGTCTAGATATTGCATTGTCTACTACTGTTAATGGCGAGTGGGGTCCTAATAATACTGCTGGCGATTCTGATGATGGTGTAGAATATACACAAGACAAGACTTCTAGTGGCACACCTGGAACTGCTAGTGCATATGTTCAATATGCGTTTGGCGATAATGACGTGTTAGTTGACACTTTGTATATCTACGAAGCAACAACTGGCACTGCAGCAAATGCTGATTTTGGTGGTAGTGATAGATATATTTCCCTTAGCAGTGATTACGAATTCAATGATTTCTACATCTATGATTTGTATGGCACTCTTAGCAATAACGTAGATTCCTTCAACTTTAACGGCACTACTTACACCATCACTGGACAAGTTGCTGGTCCTTATGGTCTTGTCCGCTCCTACAGTGGCACAACTCTTACAGTAATCAAGACTGGTAATTCTGCTGATTTCGCAGCGTCTGATGTCTTCCAAGATGTCCCTGTAAGTGATGATGTTAGTAGAGGATTTGCTACAGTAAATAGTGTTGATGTCGGAGTGACTGCAGTTGAATCTCATCACTATATCACCATTGGAAAAACTAACAGTGCTAACAATGTTGATAGAATTACTTCTTTGGTTGTCGGTCCTGGTCAGCGTCTGATTGTTGAAAGTGCAACTGCAAATAATGTGTTTAGTTTGATTGGTTTTGAAGATCAATCAGTTGCTCTAACTCAGCGTATCTATGGCACTACCGTCCTTGCAGGTAGCTAATAACATCTCATAAATAATCCTAAAGAGAACGTAGGTAATGGCCCTAACTAGACTTAAGAACATTATTACGTCCCGTACAGGACGTATCATTTACGTCAACCCAGATGACTTTGATGCCTCTGATGCTATCGACAACAGAGGTAACTCTGCGTTACGACCCTTTAAGTCTATTCAAAGAGCATTTCTAGAGGTTGCTAGATTTTCGTATCGAGTAGGTCTGTCAAACGACGAATTTGACGCCTTCTCGATTATGCTGTATCCAGCAGAATATATTATCGATAACCGTCCTGGAGATGTGCTATACACAAACGTAGCACCTATCGATGAAAACTCTAACCTAGATCTAACTTCTCCCAATAACGTATTATATAAGTACAACTCTATTGAAGGTGGTGTAATTGTACCCAGAGGTTGCTCTCTTGTTGGCACGGATCTTAGAAGAACTAAGATCATTCCGAAGTATGTGCCTTACCCCACTATTCTTCCTTCAAAAGGTATTACAGAGAATAACGAACCATCCCGCACAGCAATCTTCAAGGTAACTGGTGGTACTTATTTCTGGCAATTCTCTTTCTTTGATGGTGCTGAAGAAGGCGTATATTTCAAAGCAGATAGTGTAGAAACACTATCACCTAAGTTTTCTCACCATAAACTAACTTGCTTTGAGTTTGCTGATGGTGTTAACACTCTCTCCGATCTGATTACCCAGGGCACTGTACCTAACAGTGATTATTCTGCAGTCCCCAACATCCTAGAAAGGACAGACCTGGAGATCTATTACCAAAAAGTATCGAAAGCATTTGCTACTATTCCTGATACATCTGGCGATCCTGCAACTGACCAGATTCAGGCAAGGGTAGAAGAAAATCGTATCGTTGGTCCTATTTCAGATGAATACGCCGTCTTTCAGATCACAAGAAATGGACAGACAGCTACGGCGACAACTGTTGATGAGTTTGGTGTTGCCAGGGACCACGGATTTTCCGTTGGCGTTAACATTAACATTTCTGGAGTTACTGGATCTACTGGACCGCAATCCGAACTTGATGCAAGCCTTTATAACGGATCTTTCACAGTCACATCCGCATCTGGTAACATCTTTACTTACCAAATGCAAGGAATCCCAACAGGTAACGCCGTTGGATCCAACATCTCGGTAAAAACTGAGATTGATACTGTTGACTCTGCATCTCCTTATGCATTCAACTTGTCCCTAAGAAGTGTCTGGGGCATGAATGGTATGCTTGCAGATGGTGCTAAGGCAACTGGTTTCAAATCGATGGTTGTTGCACAGTTTACTGGTCTATCTCTACAGAAAGATGACCGTGCATTTGTAAGATATAATGAATCAACTGGCAACTATGATATAGCAACTGCTGGTGATGGTGCTCACCTGGATGGTTTTGCTGAGTATCGTAAGGGTTGGCAACATAGGCACATTGTTGCTGCTAATGATGCATTCATTCAGGCAGTTTCGGTTTTCGCTGTTGGTTACGGTGCTCACTTTACTTGTGAGTCTGGTGCTGACATGTCGATCACCAACTCTAACTCCAACTTCGGCAATACTGCTCTAAGATCTGCTGGTTTCAAGGCAAAGTCTTTCTCTAAAGATAAAGCGGGCGAGATCACTCATATCATTCCACCTAAGGCACTTAGCGTTATTTCTACAACTGCAACAGGTAATGCTGGTGCATCTACGATTACACTCGTTACTAATGGATCTGTCCAAGGTGTTATCGAAGGTATGACAGTTAGCGGTAGTGGTATTGGCACTGGCGCAACAGTTGGCAATGTTAACACCACGACTAATGTTATCACCCTGACTGCAGCAAATACTGGCGCTGTTAATGGAAACGTTATCTTTGGTGAAGAAGTTTCTGTTAACTGGGTTAACATTGACATTCAGCGCACAAAGACAATTAATGCTGCACTTGCTGGATCTGGTGGTTTGGCAGGATCGAGATTGTATCTCTATGGTTATACCTCAGAGTCATCTCCTCCTACAACTAGAGTCCAAGGTTATACAGTCGGTGCTCGTCAAGATGGCATCGGTCAGAATGCTGTAGCAGACAAGATTAACTGTCTCTTAGTACCAAATGGTGCTACCAATGCTTCAGTACAATCAGCAAACATTGCACCTTTCGGACCTGCTGTATCTGGTCTCGCTGCTGGTGTTGCTGGATCCCCCTTACAATTTGATAGTACAACATATACTATCGGCGGCGTTGCTGGTCAAGTCGGTGGTTGGTATCTTTCCGTAGAATCTGGTACTAGCAACACAATCTACACTACATTATCTACTAACGCACAGTATAATACAGTTAACTTTACACCAACCACCTTTATCAAGCGTATTCCTGACAGCAGAGACTTGCAAGACAGGACATATCGCGTCCGCTATGTAATTGACAAAGATAAGACTAATCCCCTGCCTCGTGATCCCCTCAGTGGTTATGTAATGCAACCACTGAATAGTGATACGACCAATTATGCTCTCAATGGCGTATTCTACATCTACGACATTGAAGTAGTCCAAGAGTTCGAGAGAGGTGTCAATGACGGAATCTACTATCTTACCCTCCTTTATGCATCTGTTACACCTAGCACAAGTAACTTCAATGACAAACGCTTCTCTCAAAACGTCAACGAAGTCTATCCTACGTTTGACAGAGACAACCCTGTTGGTGACCCTGCTGCTGCGGTATCCATCGCTGACAACCAAACTATCGGTCTAGTTTACTCTACTGATGGTGCAACCCCAACACCTAATAAAGACGATCAAAGATCGATTACTAAAGAAGCGATTGTCAAACTATTAACGGATACTGGTTGGCCCTCTGCTCCTGGATATGTGTCCACAGCATCACCTCCAACACTGTCAACTGTACCTCTGGTTGCTCGTGCAGGTGATGAAGAGGTTAGAAAAATCAACATTCAGCAGGATAATGATGGTCCTGTAACTATCCCTGTTGAGTTACGCAGACACTCGATTCTGAGATCTGGTAACCATACATTTGAATACCTTGGTTTCGGTCCTGGTAACTATTCGACTGCATTCCCTCAGACTCAGGTAGAAACTCTGAGTGCTGATCAAGTTAAATTCTCGCAGTCTCTGAAAGAAGCAGCAGGTGTTGCATTCTACTCTGGTCTTAACTCTAACGGTGACCTGTTTATTGGTAACCAAGTTATCAACCCAGTTACAGGTCAAATCACCAACGAAGATATCGCTCAGTTGAATGTTGTTGGTGAAGAGAATACAACCATTGAAACATTCTCTGAATTGGTGCTTACCGATAAACTAACCGTCATCGGTGGTGCATCTAACCAATTAGAATCAATCTTTGCTGGTCCTGTCACCTTCCAAGGTCTGACAACATTTACCAATAATCTTCAAGCGAGAAAGATTTCCTATTACAACCAGGACGGCACAGTAATTAAGCAAACATTACTAGCCCCCGAAGATGCAAACGGAGATCCCGATTTTAGCAACATTACAGGATATACTACACCCGCTGACGGTGATCTTGTTTATAACATTAACTGGACACCTGGCAAGTCTCTTGGGTGGATTTATTTCAATGGAGATTGGAAAGAATTTGGTCTTACAGATACTGGTGAGATCAATATTGATACTTTTAATAACACTCAACATCTTGGTATTGGCACTGCTCCTCAATCTGGATACCGTGTTTCGGTCGATGGTAGTGTCTACATTGACGGTGACGTTGTAGCAACTGGAAGAGGTACTGTTGCTGCTGATAAGTATGTCACTAAAACCTACGATGGTGATGGTGGCACACTAACCTTTGCACTTACTACATACACAGGTGGCATTCAACACTCACAAAATTCTGTCATTGTTAACTTGAATGGTGTAACTCAAATCGCAGGCACTGATTATACAGTTGATGTAAATGGTGCAAACGTTGTATTCACCGATGCTCCTCTTACTAATGATAAAGTCCATATTATTGAGTTACCTATCTAAATACTAAAGGAGGAGACATACTAAAATGGCAGTAACAAGAATCCGTGGTAATCAAATTAACACGGCAACAAGCGCAACTATCACAGCACTAACTTTTGCACAAGCAACATCGGTGCTGAGGATTCCTGCAGGTGCCACCGCATCAAGACCTGCGGGTGTATCACCTGGCACGATTCGTTTCAATACTGACAACGATGCTGCAGAAATCTATAAGTCTGATGATGGCACAGGTAATCCTGGTTGGGCAGCAATCTCTGGTGGTGGTCCTGCTTTAGGTCAGGACAGTATCATTCGCACAAACAACAATATCATTCAGGAAAATATCACGGTTGGTCCTAGTGCTGGTGCAGAATATACAAACGGCATGAGTGCTGGTCCTATTACCATTGATACTAATTTTACTGTTACTATTGAAAGTGGTGGTGCTTGGAGTATTAGATAATGGCATCTAAGTTATACGTTGCACAAATTACTGGATTGAGTCCAACTTTTACAGTTACTGTACCAACAGAGACAGATCTACTATTCAATGATTCAAATTTGAGTGGTAAACAGTATATTCCATTGCCATATGGCACTACTGCTCAATTCAACAATGATCTTATAGAAAATAGTCCACGAAGGACTCCTAATGGTATGATAAGATTCAATACTGGATCTTCAAAATTGGAGGTTTATTATAATGGGAGATGGTGGAGCTAAACTAATCGTCGAAGATGGCGATGTCCCCGACTTGACTTTATATCAAAAAAGAATTAGTATATGCAATACCTGCGAGCATAAGAATCCTGTGGGTATATGCAACAAATGTGGTTGTGTACTTGCAGTCAAAGCAAGATTTGAGGTGTTTAATTGTCCTTTGAGAAAGTGGTAACATGATGAGTCCATTTGCTACCGTTAATGGCGGCGAACCATACATTACAAACGTAACTCATAATCCAAATTTTATTACGGAAATAGAAACTAATCTAAATTGTCAGGAGATAATTGATTACTTTCACTATATTAACGATAATGGTTTGACAGTCAAACGTAATACTGAGCGGGGTGCAAAAGATACTCAAGCGTATGTGCATGAGTTGCCTTATGAATACTTTCATGACAATCTATCTCGTAGAGTATATCAACGTTGGAATTATCTAACTGATCAGGCATTGCGTGAGTATGCCAATAAGTATGATATTCTCATGGGTAGAAGATTCCAACATACACTGTGCAAACTACAGAAAACTTCTCCTGGTGAGGGTTATCATGCATGGCATTATGAATCCACACCATCATCACCATATCGTAAGTTGGTGACAATGATTTACCTCAATGATAACTTTGAGGGTGGTGAAACTGAGTTTTTGTATCAACATTTTCGAGTCAAACCTAAAGCAGGAAAGTTTGTTATCTTCCCTTGTGATTGGGCATGGACACATAGGGGTAATCCTCCACTAAATAATGATAAGTACATTGTTACTGCTTGGGTAGAGGAGTATCCTACACCTGGGCAATAAATAGAAGAAAAGTATTGCGAGATGAGCGACCTTACTGTTGGAGGATTGGGGGGCACAAATACTACGTTGGGACAGGTAACTATTCCAACGGGTCACACGCTGCAAGTAAATGGTAATATTTACTGCACGGGTACAGGTGCTCTACAATTACCTACTGGCACAACTGCACAAAGACCTAGTAATCCTAATCCTGGATTCATGCGGTGGAATACTGATGACGCTGCAGTAGAGTGGTGGACTGGTAGTATATGGCAGCAACTTGCTTCTGAAGATGGAAGTAATGGATCTCCATTTACATCCATGGCTAACGTTAACTCCAATGATCCTGGCAGTGGTTTCTATTACATTAACTTTGACGGATCTGGTGCTGAGCAAACTTATCTCTTCAAAGATACTAATGGCAAGTATTGGTATGCTATAGCATCTATCACTGATACGACTAATCATGGTCAGCAGACTGGGGGTAGTGACTTCTGGTTTGGTAACTGGTCAAATACTACAACAACTGGTAGTGCTTCTAACTTTATGAGTGCAGACTTTAAGTCTCGTCACTATTCAACTGCTACTGCAGATGATGTCCTTATCATGCAAGGATGGTCTACATCAGGTACACCATATACAACTTCTACTGAAGTTGCATACATCAATGGTGTATTCTCCAGTAGAGGTAGAAACATGAGAAACATGTTTACTTCTCATATTTCACTCGCAAACCACTCTAATATCGGTGGCACAAGAATTACGGGAATGAATTTCCTAAAAGGTAGTGCTTCTGCTTCTGATGCTAGATATAAAGGTAATAGTGCTGGTGAATTGCAACCAACTAATGAGTGGCACTTATCTCCTGCAAACTGCGAAAACTATTCCTTTAGTATGATTAATGCTCTTGGATGTTACTCTTCTGGTTGTAACGTTGAGCACCACGCATGGATTGGTAATGAAAACACCAACTATTCTGAGCAAAACTTCTCCGAACCAAACTGGGATGGCGGTTGGGGTATTAATAACCCTGGATCAGAAAACTGGATGTATTGGTTATTCTTCTACGCATAAAAGACATGTCAAGAATTGCAGTAAATACGATACACGGATCATCTGATCGCAACTTTGGCATTGAGTTTGCGGCAGGTGAAAACCTAAACATTCAGGGTAGTCTACTCCTCAGACAATTTTCTCACTTTGGATTGCCTGTTGGTAATACTTCCGAGCGTCCTAGTCCTGCTCAAGCAGGAATGATTCGATTCAATTATGAATTGGAGCAGGTAGAAGTTTATACTGGTACTGACTGGTTGAAACTATTGCGAGTTGGTCAGACAGGAAACAATGGATCTACTGAAGCACTTGCTGCTGCTAGTGTACAAGAATTGTATGATGCTGGTGTTGGGGCAGATGGCACATATTGGATGAAACCCGATGGAGTTGCTAGAAGATACTTTGTGCCTCTTCAGTCAGAACCTTTCTATGTGTTGTTTGCAAACTATGGCGGTGCTGCCAGTGCATTCTTTAATAATGCAAGTGCATATTCTGGCAATCAACTAGATGATGTTGGTACATCAACTACAACAGGTAACTTTGCTAGTAATGGCACATACGGTTACTTTAGAAATGCTGGTGGATCAGACTTTAAGTATGCGACCGTAGATAACAGAGGTTTATCATATCGGTATGTAAAGATGAGATTCCATCTTTACAACTTCTACTCCAATGATGGTCAGAATGGTAGAAACTTCCTGAGCATTTCATCTGGTGTTGGTGATGGTATGACTATCATGCGTAATGATGCGGGAGCAGGTGATGCTCAGCACATCTTTACCTATTACACCGCAATTAGTAATACTGATACCAACTCTTGCCCATCAGTTGCTGGCACTCAACCAACTTTCACTGCAAGTGGTAGTAATCCTGGTGGATTCATGGGCAATAGATATACTTGCTTCTCTAGATCTGGATCTAGTTACACTTCAGAATATGTGAGAAACTTTACTACATTGCCTGGAGATAATGCTGGTGGCACTGGTCCCAACGTATTAAATGGTGATGCATTCTTCACTGTTGATCTGGGACAAAACTATAGCAATCAGATGCATGTTGTTATTCACTCCGACCAGGATACTGGAAACGAAGATACATATCTCAAGCGAGGTGTGGTGCTAGTTCGTCCTGCATAAATAAACAAAGGGTAATCCATAGGCGTCATACATGTCTCAGTTAAATGTAGATAAAATTGTATCACTTGCAGGTGGAGGTGGTACCGCTGAGTTTCAACTTGAAGCGAGCGGTAACTTCAACTTTGATAGTGGCACTTTGTATGTTGATTCGACAAACAACCGAGTTGGTGTCAATCAAGCATCTCCAAGTGTTACGTTACATCTAACTGGTACAGATGGTATTATTTTACCAAAAGGCACAACTGCAGAAAGACCTGGATCACCTGTAGAAGGTCTCTTTAGATATAATACTGAAGATAGGACCTTTGAAGGTTATGCATATAATGAGGGTGAAGGTGTTGCTCAATGGGGTCCTATTGCTGGCGCTGGTGCTGGCACACCCGATCAATCTACAGATAGATATAGTGAGCAGTATTCTGTAGGTGCTATCCTAAGATCTAACGGCACTGAAGCATATTGGTCATTTGATGGTGAGAATGATACTGGTTGGGCAACTGCTAGAATCTGGACTCACGGATATGTTGGTGGTGGTTATCAAAACTCTTCTCCTTGGAGTAATGTAAATCGCACAGTACACTCTACCGATACATCTACTAACCTTGGTGACAAGTTAGATAGATCTGGTGCATACATGTCTGGATCCTGGAGTGACATTAAGCACTGGTTCCACTCGATGGAAAATACCTACAGAGGATCTTCTAACTATACCTCTGGTTTCAATATGGCATCTGAAAGTGGTATTGCTCACCTATCACAATGGGATATGACAGTATCTCGTGCATCGATGGGATCTATGCAAGATCACGTTTTTGCTGGCGGCAATTCATACCTAACTGGTGGTGGTAATGGTCGCACGGATGTTTTCAACTTGAAGACAGAAACCATGAGAACATCTGGTTTCCCTAATGATTATCCTGATGGTGGTGATGACCCCACATGGGGTGGTCATGGTAGACTTAAAGGATGGCACAAACGTGGTGGTACAAGAAAAGGTTTAGAGTGGAAAACTGAATCTTGGGTTACATGGGAGCATGGTCCTGGTGGTGATGGTTGGAAGAAATGTCTGCCAACCATGCTAGGTCACTTATATTGTGGCACTGGTAATAACAACCAGAATGGTAATGCTAGAATCGATGACATTACTGGTATTAACGTGAGAGGCATCGACTTTGGTAGAATGGGAGAGGAAAACTTCCAGATGGGTATGAGAAAAGGTTACTGTCTTGGTAACTATAATGGATCTCAGAATAACCAAACTTTCAAAGTAAACTACATTAATGATGGTGCTACATACTTAGGTGCTACAACAGAACCTAAGGGTCACGGTGGTATGTCTTCTGCTCACTGTGCTTCTGCTTCTGCTGTTACATCTGGGCAAGCATCTTACGACTACGGTACAAATATTCCTAACTTCTGATGGCAAATACTAACGACGTTATTGTTTTAGATCTAGAGCGTTTCCCTAAAGTGGGGGAATGGGGTACCTATGTTGGATCTAGATTGGGTCTTCAATTTTACTATCTTGATGAGATGTATTGGGGTTATATTCCCAGAGAAGTCCATTATTTGAGACTAGATGCTCATGATGCAGATCTAGGTTATCGCTACTGGGGTGAAATCCGTGGTGAAAGATCTACATATGGCACCACAGAAGAGGGCACTACCGATAAACTCAAAGAGAAAATCGATGAGACAAAGTTTGATGTTTCTTTGAGAGTTATGAAGCAAGTAACTACACTTGCTATTCAAGAAGTCTTTGAAAAAAGAGAGACTATTCTTCGTGCTAAATACTCTCACCTTGAGATGGATACTTGGGCAGATCAGTTAGCAGAAGCAAAAGCATATCTTGCTGATAATGCAACTGAGGTCAAACTGATTGACCGTCTTGCTGAAGTACGTGGATTGACACTTGGAGAGTTTGCTGCTAAGATCGTAGCGAAAAACAATGAGTGGAAAATTGAATACTATGATCTTGCTGCAAAAGAGCAAGAATTGATTGCCAAAGTTAAAGCATGTAGTAACAATCGTGATGCCAATGTATTCCTTGAGGATTACTTTGGTATTGAAATGACCCGTAAACAATGTTTAGAGTATAACCGCTGTTATGAAGAAGAAGGAACAGGACGAATCGTTAGAAAAGAAGCAGTCATCTCAGGAATTCGCTTCTGAATATAATGTCGATAGTCTTCTAGAAGATCTAGAAGGCATCGCACCTTGGGAAACGGATGATTATACTACTGCACTAATGCAGTGGTCTGATAGACAATACTTTGAGCAATCTGAGTTTCAAAATAGATACTACGTTGTCAATTCTCATGTAACTCCATATCGTCAACTGCAACAAGCAGTGATGGAGATACAAGTGAGATACAACGGAATGCAAAAGATTGCAATCTCTTACAAGAGATGTCTCAATGACATTGAGCGTGTCAAATGGGAGATTGAAAATGAAGAGAATCCATTCTATAAGAAGGATAAAGAATATGAGTTGGAGTTGCTTCTCTGTGATAAGCAACTATGGATCAACAAACTCAATCAATCAAAAGACGAGATCGCAGGTTTCGTTAAAATTGTTAAGGAAAGGACGGGTGAAGATCCTACTACCTGCATGAATATGATTGAAGATAAAGATCTTAAAGAGCAAGAAGAGCACAAGTATTGGATTGCTAGAATGGCAAAACAAGCATCTGTGGATCTTCTAACTACTGGTAGAATCCAAGCAGGTAACCTAGAAAGTATGCTGCAAATGTCCCCCGAGGATCAAGCAGCAGTAACAGATCTTGCATTGACATATTCTACTGCTGTCAATCGTAGCATCGGTGCTATTAAAGAAGCAGCAGAAGAACGCGTAGATAAACTACTGGATGGCAAACCCATTCAAATGTTTGACACCACTGGAGTATTAACAGATTATGCTAGCAACAACATCACAGACCGCTTCCTTCAGTCTGCCGATAAACCCAAAACTTGATCCAGAGTTTATTGAAAGCGACTTCATTCCCTTTCTTATTAAACACAAGGATCTGATTGTTGATCTGTACTTTACTTCAAGAATGCCCCCATTCACTCAAGATGCAATGGGGGATGTATTTCGTATGGAAAAGGATAGCAAGGGTGCTATTCGCAATGCGTTGTATATTTCAGAGAAGACAGGTATTCCACTATCTGCCACATTCAACAATATGTGGGTGAGACCAGATCAACGTAATCTGGATATGTGGATCGATAACTTCAAATATTTGTGGGATGTTGGTGTTAAGATTGTCACTCTGCCACATACATCGTGGGTATCAACAGGACAGATCCAACGTCACTTTCCTGGCATTTATATCAAGAATACTATCTTGCGTGAGGTAACTAAACCCAACGAGATTGTATCTCTTGCTAGTGCAGGATTCAACTATATCAATCTCGATCGTGATATCATGCGCGATCAAGATGCACTGTCAATGATACTCAAGGCAAAAGAATACTGTGAAAAGAAAGGCAACCCAATCAAACTATCGTTACTTGCTAATGAGCATTGTTGGGGTGGTTGTCCTATCATGCCTGAGCATTATCAGTACAATTCTACAAGGCAAGGCACTGAACCTGAATACTTTAATTCAGAGATCAGCAGAGTTTCATGTTCACGCTGGGATGCATATGATGCTTCCTATGAATTGAAGAAGGCAAATCTTCCTCCCTGGAGAGCAGATTGGGAAGAGTTGCTAGATGTTATTGATGTCTTCAAGATGCATGGTAGAGAGTCTGCAATGCGTCTAAAAGAGTCGATGGATATCATTCAGAGATGGAATGATGGTGAGGATATTTTATATCCTGAGTTTGAAAAGTATATGGATGATGTTGATCTAAAGGATGCACCTATCAATATCTGGCGTGACAAGATTAAGACCTGTAAGTTTAACTGCTGGGATTGTAATTACTGCGAGTCAGTTATTGAGTCTCATCTTAAGAAACAAAAGAGACAGTTGAATCCTCTTGTAAATAGGGTGATTAGTGCTATCGATGCTGCTGTAGATGACAACTCAAACTTTAATCCTCAGGGATATGATGTTGTTGGGTTATCATCAACAAAGGTCAGACATTTCCTTAATAACCTATGCAAAGATCCTGATACTGTATATGCAGACGTGGGATGTTACATGGGTAGCACACTCTTTGCTGCTACAATGGGCAATTCAATTAAAGCATATGCTATTGATGATTGGTCTGATGGTGTTGTGCAACCAAAGAAGAATGTACCTACAAATGCATTCAAAGTAGACAATCCTCAGGGTAATTTGATAGAGTATGCAAAGCAATGGTTTAATCCTGATGCATCTATTGCCATCACAGATAAACCCATTCATGAAGTAGCATTCAATCCAGAATATCGTCCCAATGTTATCTTTTATGATGCAGATAACACCAAGGATAACATGATTGCCAATCTTAAAATCCTACATGAGAATGCTGCAGAGTCCTACATTTTAGTAGTTGATGATGCAAACTTTGATGGAGTTGTTGATGCCACCAAAGCATTCATAGAAGATAAAACTGTACTTTATACTCGTGCATTACTCACCGAAGAGTTGGAAGACAGCAATGATTGGTGGAATGGACTATACATTGTGGTGATTGAGAAAGATAAATAATCAAAGAGAAATTGCTGCCAAATAAATGTCTGAGTTAAATGTAGGAACATTAAATGTTGCCTCACAAACTTTCACTGGAGATTCCACAGTAATTAGCAGTGCTAG